AATTCGTCAAACAGTTCTTCAAAATAAATCTTTGGCACATTAACTCCTATTGATAATGGGGGAGGGCGCAGTGCCCTCCCCCGCAACATTACCAATCAATGTTGGTTGCAGATGCTGTCGATGCTGGAGCATCAAATCCTAGATAGTATGATTCCTGCTCTGCATAAGGAACCTCACGAACTACCTTCTCTAGATTGAATGGTTCGACACCAGTCCAGTCGTGCTTTTCTGTGTCTGGATCTCCTGGAAGCAGAATATAAGTAGTGTCCGTTCCAGTGCCTTGACGCTTCATGCGCCATGGGCGGTTGGTAATTGAGCCAGTATCAATTGCATATTCACGCAAGGTGTTGAATGCAGATTGCTTTCCTACGCCCTGTGACCATACAGCAACATATGGATCTTCTATACCATCGTCTACAAGGAGATTAGTGTAGAAGCGGAAGCGAGCACGCCAGCCACTCTTAGGCTCCTTGCGATACATCTCACAGCCAAAGCAGCGACCTTCTGAGTCCTGCGTACATACAGCCTTGCGCTTGTAATCCTTGGGGTTTGTGTGCTCAGAAACAACGATTGCTAGATCTCTCTCCTGATCGTAGTGAGGGGAATCCTCATCAAGTTCATTGACAAAGCGAACCTTTACGCTCTGACTATCTTCCAACTTAAGCCAACGAACCTTTGCTCCACCCTCGCCAGACGCTGATGGACGATCCATGGCCTTCTCCATTTCCTTTAGACCCTTCATAATACCCATATAAATACACTCCTAAATAATTGATAATAATGGATTTTTTGTAATTTTTGATAGTTCGTGAATGTCGGAGTCTGTCATGTCTCCGATATCCTTGAACCTTTGTGGGAGCCTAATTGCTGTTGCTCTTGACCCCATTTTTTCGGTGATGCGTTTTGCCATGTCAGCACCAGCATCGTCGTTATCAGGAACAACTATAACATTATTGAAGTATTTTGTCAATAGTTCTACCTGAGTTCTTGATACATTAGACCCTAGTGTAGCCACCGCTGGAACATCACATTGATCTAATCTAATCGCATCAAAGGACGATTCTACCACATAAACTATGTCATGCGTCCTTGCGCGATGTAAGTTAAACAAAATCTTTGACTTTGGAAGTTTTGGGGTATTCTTAAAATCCTTACCATCTACAGACCTAGCAACAAAGCCCACGAACATCTTTCCATTAGGATCGGTCATTGGAATAATAATCATATCTTGATTTTCAGAGTATCCCAACAGAAACTTTTTAATAGAGTTTTCAGATATCTTCCTGCCCTCAAAATATCTCATTGCCCTAGGAGATTCAAGAGCCTGGTTATTTAATCTCTTAATTAGCAGGTCGTCAAATGGAATATAGTCAGGCTTCTTTTCTAAAGCATTATCGATGCTTTGAGTAATATCTACATTAGTCTTTGCAGAATCAATAAATCTTGATGCCTCAAAAAAGTTCTTAGAAGATGTATGCATGATAAGTTCTACTAGAGATCTTGACTCATGACAGGAGAAGCAAAAGAATGTGCCTCGCTCCTTGCTGACCTCGCCAGCAGGCGTGCGATAGTTGTTGTGATAAGGACAGAAGATTAGATAGTCAGAATCTACTTCTGATTCGATGTTGATTCCAGATCCGTTGAGGACTCTCCTGACTTGTTCTGGAGAGTATATATCGGTCTGTTCTTGTCTAGTCCGTCTATACATGCGGCATTTCTCTTTCCTATATATGATCCGTATACACTTAATATAAATTCGTAGTGGTTTCCTGTATATTGTATTGTCCAATCTGGATCTATGTCAAGCCTAACAACATAGCCAGATTCTTTCATTGATTCCGAAAGTAGTCTGATATATTCTGATTTCATGCGTGGAATAAATATGTCATCTAATATCTGTCCAGACAACTCAAATCTTTTTATTCTTTTGTGCATGAAGTTCATAGATAAATTATATCAGCATTATTCAAAATCCTTATACAAGAACCTTCCTGAATCAAAGTCTACCTGCACCATAAAGTCTCCTAGAAAACCATTACGATTCTTCCTAAATACCGCCTCTAGAACATCGCTGTTGGCAGCACGACCAAGGGCTAGGAGCCAGTCAGCGTCGTATGCGATCTGGCGTGACCATGAGGTCTGTCCCAGAGTTGGCACACTATTCATATCTGTCACATCGTCTGGCGTAGCAGAAGAAATAGCAACAATGGGAATCTCTTCTGAGATGGCGAGCAACTTGAGTTCACGACTCAGATTCTTCATCTTAACAACCTCGTTGTCTGTGCGCTGATTGCTAGTCATAAGATTTAAGTAATCAACAAACACAATGTCTGGCTTGTATTGATCAATCTTTCCACGGAGTACGCTTGGGGATACCTCGCCCACTCCCTCATTAGAAATGATATGAATACTTGGCTTTCCAGTAAACTCCTTGTCCATCCACTTCTTAAACATATCAATCTCTACGTCGCCGCGAGACAATCTCCTGTGACTCCAAATGCCTTGACCAATAATGGTAAAGATACGATTACGAACCTCTGCCTCTGTCATCTCTAGAGAAACAATGAGCGGAGACTTGCCATTCTTCCAAGCCTGTACCGCCAAGTAGAGTGCCATCCATGACTTTCCAATGGCTGGATAGGCTAATAGAACCCCTAACTGCCCTGGGGTAATACCAGCAGGTAGATAGTTGTCAAAGCCTGCAAGACCCGTGTAAATGCCGTGAGCACCGCTTGCCTGCAACTCTTTAATTTGCTCAAAGTAAGCGACAGCATCATCAACGTCTGAAACATCTAAGTCTCTAACTGTTGAGGTAACCTTTTTAAGATTTGCAGTTTCTGTAATCAGACTGTTTAGAGCATCTGCTGCGTTTCCATCTTGAACCTCTGTTGCTGCTGAACGCAAAAGAATCTTAATATTGTCATTAAGAAAGTCTGTTCGCAGTTCGTCTAACTGATGCTTTGTGCTTCCAGTGTCTTGTGTATAGTCAAAGTCAAAGAACTTTTCTTGTACTATCTTTACTGGTGGAACAGTTTGATTCTGTTCATAATAATTTCTAATAAAAGACCACACATCGTTATGTGTTCTAAGAAGCGTATCAACATTAGCCTGTAGTAAAACGTGTATTTGCTTGTCATTCAGTACCGCTGAAATTGTCTTAGCCTCTAGATTCACTTAACCATTCCTTTGCTTGCTTGCGTCGTTCTGCACGCAATCTGTCGTCTTCTTCCCTTGCCGCCTTAGATTGTAGCAGACGATCTACGTTGTTGGCAAATCCCTTCCATGTTGGATTAGAATTGATAGCAAAGTAGTATTCCATTGCACCATAGATATCCTCCATTGAAAAGGATTCTAGCAATGCGTCTGCTGCCCATTGCTCGTTGTACTTATTCATGTTTATCTGAGGCAAACCGCTGATCTTGCAATGCTTTTCATACCTGCTTAAAACAGCAAACCTGCTCTTTCTATCTGCCATTACTCCACCTTTGTATGCGATACAACAACTGTCATGCAGTATACATCATCATCCATGTAGTGCCCAGATTGGGATATTAGATTTACAAAACCAGTATCTCCTAGCAAATTACCCATCTGTCGAAATGCCTCTGCTTCTGTTTCTCCATACGAACAGAGAACAGAAACCTTTTCATTAGATGCAACATATGCATAATTATTTGCGCTATTGGTATTATTGAATTCTACCCAGAAGTCATCCATTACTCAAGTTCCTCTCTTGCTTCCTGCAACTTTTCTGTTAGTTGCTGCTCTACAAAAGAGTAGACGCGATCTGATGCCTCCTTTGTGGACTCTCCATCACGAACATAGTCCTCTACTTGGCAGTCAAGCCTGAGTGACTGAAAATTACCTGTATTGAGCGTATAGCCCAAAGACCACTGAACCTTTGTTGGCTCCATGTGAACAACCTTTCTAGAACGATTTGCCGTATTATATTGTCTCAGAGAAGACGGGAATGAACTTGCCATTCTCGTCCTTGACGTAGTAAATCATACCATCACCCATGGCATAACGCAACTCCTGTTCTGTAGGAGTTTTATTATTTGTTACGAGGCCGTCTTTTCTTTCCCTGCCCATATGCGTCTGGGCCATGAGATTCCTTGCTTCGAATATGTGATCCTCGCTGTAATAACTTAGGTGATGAAAGGCGGTTTCTCCACCAGGGAGTTCGCCTACGGGTTGAGGGAGAAAACCACGTTTTACTAATCTTGGTATGCTCTTCCTATGGTAATTTAGAAGTTTGGCTGCTTCCATAACCGTGAAAGCACGCTTCCGCTTCCTCTTAAATTCTACCATATTCATGGTCATTTGTACAGCCTTGGTGCAATTCCAAAGCGTCACTATTCCTTGTGCTCTACTGGAGTGAGTGATTCTAACAAGATCCCCATCAAGAAACCAAGTCTTTCTTCTTGGTCTTTGTATTACTGGCAAATCGATGATTTCGCGTTCATCTTCTCCATTAGCCATAATCTTGCTCCTTCTCCGCTTCTAACACCCTCATTGTGATAAAACTTCCTAGAGCCACACCGTATACAAAATGTTTCAAGGTGGTTGTGTTCTGTAAACGCTCTGTCTACAAAAACCCTTCCTTTACATTTTTTACAAATAAGCATAGTTCAGAAATTATATCATGTAGGAATACCAATGGCTGTGATATTTACTGTTGTCGTCACCTGTCCAGAGGAATTAAACTTAACTACCCCTTCGATTCGTGATGTTGTGATTGATCTAATAACAACAGAAACATCGTCACCAATGTCGGATGTACCGCGATTGACTACAGTAGCAGTAGCAACTGGTGGGTACTTAAAGTCTGAAGAATATGAGAAAGAGAATGGCTTTGTTGTTCCTGCTGTTACTGATTCGTTAGTAACAATGTCAACATATCCAGCAATAACTCTGGCTGCTCTAGTCTGAATTACCTGATTTCCAGCATCTCTTGTTGATACCGTTGTGTAATTATATGTAGCAGATGATACCTCGTTTGATACCTCATTGATTGCGTTTGCCAATTGATAGATGTATGTAACGTCTAGTGGCTGACCTCTGTCTGGTAGTGGAATTTTTGCCATGGTTAAATTATATCATCTAGGAGTTGGGTATTTCAAATATTGGTGTCCACGCGGATAGCCTGTTTCTATCCTCAGAAACCAACCTAAATCTAAGATAGATTTCGGGGTCTTGATCAATGCCAAGACTTACCAATTCTTCTGCACTAATAATTATTCTTTTAGACATTACGAAACACCCAGGGAGAATCTGAAGTCTATGTAGTTGTTTGAGTTTGCAGTTTTTATGATAGGAAGTCCATTGTTCCCAGCAATAATTGAGTACCCCGACATTTTATAGATTGGGTTATCTGTTGTATTGTCAAGCCTGAATCCATCAAACGCTATATAGTGATCGTCTGATGGTGAATCATCTGATTTTGTTACAGCAGCAAAAACTCTTGCAATCTTAATCTCTGTTGATGCAAAGTCTGCTGAAGTATAAAATCTTATGTATGGAAGAGTGGTGCTTGCAGACTCGTTACTGTAATCAACATTTTGTGAAATTTGTGAAGAGGCAACAAAATATCTATTAACATCT